TACTTACTAGAATGATCTATCCACTTTTTAAGTTTGTGGAATTGTCTGAAGTAATCATCAATGACTTCTTGTGCTTCTTGTTTGCTAAAGTTTTTGCCCGAGTCTGCTGTTACTTGCTGTGATATTTTATTTGATCCAGCACCATACATTATGCCGAATGTTACAGCCTTGGCTGCTTGTCGTTGTGTGGAGTAAAGTTCTGCAACTTCTTCCGCCTCACAAGGAAGGTTGAACACTAACTTTGCGATGCTGCTGTGGAAATTACCACCAGTCTTAAATACATCCATTAGGTTCTTATCATCAGCAAGCACAGCAGCGACATACACTTCTGCAGTTGTTAAATCCATTGCAACTATCTTTTTACCTTCTGCGGCACGCATACATCCTTTCACTATAGGATTGTCTCTAGGTATTTGTTGCATATTCATTTTTCCACTAGAAGATAGTCTGCCAGATGTCGTGCCATGTAAATTAAACCCTGTGCGTAATCTACTATCTTTATCTAATTGTGGATATATTTTGTCTAAGTAAGTATTCTTAATCTTAGACTTCTGTCTAATAGAAAGAATATGCTTAGGTATCTCATGTTCTTCTGCTAATTTGTTTAGTACTTCTGCATCTGTTGAATGTGCACCTGTACCAGTTTTCTTTCCTGTAGGTTTAAGACCTACGAAATCAAACAGTAACGATCTTAGCTGTACTGTACTGTTTGGATTAAATTCTTTTTCTTTCGCAGCTTCAAATGTTTTTACTGCTGGAAACTCATATAGTTCTGCTACTGCATTATCTATATCTGTTTGCATTAGGTCTCTGCCTTTCAATAGTCTTAGCTTGTCAAAAGGAACACCATTATCTTGAATGTCAGTTAAAAAACGACAGCCAGGTATAAGTATATTCTCATATACACTAAACAGTTTTGCGTTCTTCTTAACTGCTGGATATAGTTTTTCAAACACTAATAGAGTTACTACTGCGTCCATTGCAGCGTATGTTTTCATAATGTCAAAAGGAATGCTTCCCCACTGAAAGTCTGCTTTCAGTATTCGATTCTGCCTTTTGTAATTATCAATCCACTCGTGCATAGGCTTCTCGTAGTCACCATAATCAGTATGTTCCATAGCTAATTGTTTTAGTCCATGTCCGCCAGGAACTTCGTCTAGACAGTAATGTAATAACATGGTGTCTTCAAACTTTGGAAATTTAAAGTTGAAATGATACTCGAAGAAAGCTAAGTCAAACTTTGCATTGTGAAATACTACTGTCTTAGTATCAAATATCTTCTGCATTATTTCTTCTATGTCAGGAGTTATAACATCTGTAAGTATATATGCTCCCTGATGTTTTTTATATGACATACTAAATCCAAGCATATATCCATCTCTAGGATATAGTCCTGTAGTTTCTGAGTCAAGTGCTATGAACTTGTTAGGGTGATCCAGTGCCTCTTGCAAGAATACTCTTGCCTCAGCTTCATCATCAATACCTCTAGCCTGTTCGTTAGTTACTTTCTTTACTGTAAGATTACCACTAATATAATTTATGATATTCTCTTTGCTTTTATCCCACATAGGCTTAGCCTCGGGTTTGAAAGAAAGCATAGCAGGATTTATTACTGGTAAGAATTTATCATCTATACACTTACCACTATATTCTGTTATAGAATTAGCACTAGTGAAAGACTTTAAACATTCTGAACCTACTAGTACAACCCAATCGTAAGTGTCCACATCTATCTCTATGTCTACATCTGCTTTTAATATTTTCTTTTTGCTACTGTCTGAGCAAAGAGCATATCTATCAAACTCAAATGCACCATCAAATCGGTCTGCCCAACTTGTTCTGCTCATCTTCGATTCTATTATTGCTACTTTTGTCATTTGTTTTTCCATTTATATATTATATCAAATTCTGAACGCTGTGTCAAGAACTATATAACCTTTCTCTTAATTTTTGTACCTGTGTTTCTGCAAGTGCGCCAGGATCCATGTGCTGTCCTAGATTTATGTTTCGTGATGTTAGTCCTACTTTATCAGACAATATCTTTAGAGCTTCAGCTGCATCTTGCCCTGCAGTGTCTCCATCAAATATTATATCTACTCCTTCCACATTTTGCATTTTAAGTATAGATAATTTATCTTCATCTATATTCTTTGTACCAAAGCAACAGATTGCATTTGGTAATCCTTTATCAAAAAGATTTATCATATCAAATATCCCTTCGACTAGAATAACTCTGCCCTTAATAGGTTTAACAGCAGAGGGGTAAAGTGGTAACTTTGCTTGTGGAGGGTATATGAGATACTTTGGTATCTCAGTCATGGTCATATGTCGACCATTGAAAGCTACTACCTTACCCGTAATGTCACGCACAGGGAAGACTAATCTTCCGTTAAACTGTGTCTCGTGATGCATAAAAGCATCGAAATGCTTATATGTTTCTGGTTGAATTCCTCGCCAGTTTCCAATGTATGGAACAAAGCCTCTAGGAAATTCAAAACCAATACTTGCTGAGCGTTTCTCATTTATTGATTCTTTCAGCCTTTGCCTCTTAATCTCTAAATAGTTTGCTGCAGCACCAAAATGTTTGAACACATTGCCCTTGAACCCACAAGCAAAGCAATTAAATACACCAGTGACTTGGTCAACACGCATACTTGGATTGCTATCCTCGTGGTCAGGGTTAAGGCATTTGACTAAAAAGTCTCGTCCTGAGACTTTAAAGTCAATCCTTTGCTCTTGTAGTAATTCGTCTACTCTCATTAGGTAAAAAGTAATGTACCTACTAAACCAATCACTACAATAGGTATTACTATTAGACTAAAGTCTAGTAGCCATTTTTCTAAATTATTCATTATTATGTTTCCATTTTAGTTTTTCACCGAGGTCTTCATACTCGGTCATTTTAGTTCCATCACTATCTACTTCGTGTTTGTAAAATTTTGATTTGAATACTGCTTCTTGCATCTGAAACCAGATTGCAATTGCATCATCTCTAAACTTCTTATCACTCCATAAATAGTAACAATTCCACCAATCCTCTAAATATCTGTGGACTATTACATCCAAGTTAAAGTTTGAATCGGTCTGCTTTATTATCTGTACTGCTCGTAATCTTTGACTACCAGCAATAGGATACCAACTCTTCATAGCTAAAAAAGGATTCTTAATACCATTTTCTTTTATACTCGCTATGAGGGGTTCGTTCGCAGGAACATTATGTATGTTCTGCGTAACAGTAGGCTCTAGTAAGAGTCTATCCGTTGTTGTGTTTACTACTTCATAAGGTGGTACAGCTACTAAATTTGCCGCTGTTTCTCCTATTCTATCACTTGCCATATGGATCTCTCCCTACAGCAACATCTGCCATAAATTCTGAAAATCTATCTATTAGTGTTTTGCTTGAAGCAACTACTCCTTCTGTCCATTTTCTGCCTGTAGCTGTTTCCTCAAAATGTTTTTCACCATTATTATAAGCAACTTCAAATATTCCGTTTGAGGCGTGTAAGTATTTTATTTGTTTACCCCACTCTTCAGCCTCCATTTTTTGTTTGTGCCTTTGCACTTTATCACTATATTGCGTCATGTATATTTTCTCCTGTTGATAGACTATCTTTGAGTTCTTCTCTGTCTTTCGGATTCATAGTGGACTGCGGGCCTATCTTTAATGTTTCCCAGTCCATTACACTTGTAAATCCTTCCATTTTTGCACTACGCATTTTTGTACAGTTGAATGTAATAGCATTGTCCTCAGGAGACCATGTCTCCATAGTAAATGCTGCATCAGCTGCATCAAGAATACCTTTTGCGAATCTTGCTTCCCCTGAATTATCTGTCTGATAAGGGGCAAATACAGGAATACTATACTCCTGTGCTATACTTTTCAGAGTCTTACTTACTTCGATTTGCTCTGTCCAGTCATACTGTCCACTCTTTGAGGGAACATTTGATCTTTTTACTTGGTTTAGGTAATCTACTATGATTACTCCTACATCTGTTTGTGAGACTTTTGATTCCAGTTCCTGTCTAATCCTCGATAGGCTTAGTACTGGATCGTACACTACATCAAGTTGTCTATCTTTATGTAATGGTTTTGATTGTAATTTTTTATGGAACTCATCAAATTCCCTTGTGTCATAAAATTCTGGTAGTAAGTCTACTCCACCATCAAATCTTCCTGCCCACCATTCAGCTACACGATTCCACTCAACAGTTGTCAAGTTACGATTAGCTATTCTACCGATAGGTATTCGTGCGCCTAGTGCACACATTCTTTGAAGTATGGAACGACTGTCCATCTCTATCGTAAAGTAGATAGAACTTCTGCCTTGTTCATAAACATTATTTGCAATGTTTACACAGGTCAAAGACTTACCTGCACCTCTACGACCACCAATTAGTATCAAGTCTCTAGGAGAGAACTTCATACCTTGATCGTACTCATCATTGAGTCCAAGAGGTAAATATTTCTTAAGGTCTGCTTCACTATCAAATAAAGATATTGTTTGCATATTTTCTTCGGGTGGCTTAAGATCAACCCTATCACTTACATCTAATACTATTTGTTGTATTGCTTCAACATTCTGTTCTGCATCAGATATAGCTACTGTCTTGTCTATAAACTTATCTAGTTCATCTAGTATTTCTACTTGTGTGTACTCATTTTTTACATACTCGAGCAGAACCCAAGCGTCGATATCAACTTCGACAGCTTCGATTGCAAATACTTTTTCTTGTAGCTTTCTATCACGAATGGATAGTTTAAGGTCATCAAAAGAGGGGAGCTCACTGAAATTTTTAATGTGAGTAGCCATGACTTTATAAAGAGCCTGATACTCCGCAGTAAGGTAATTTTCTCTAAGGTTTCCCCAAGTATCAAAGTCCTCTTGCGATATTATTTGCTTCAACAAAGCTGAAGTTAAGTTCAATGTCTACCCTCCCAGATAAAAAAGTGCAAGGGAATGATTCCCTTGCACAGAATTTTAAGAAAGAATTAGCTAGAAGCTTTTTCTTTTCTTGCAGCGCCATCGTAATCAGCACAAGTTAACCCTCTACGAGTTAGCATTGTTTTAACGCCTCTTACAGTTTTGCCAATGTCATCTGCAATAGCTTCGACAGTTAAGTCTCCGATATTTTCGATGTCAGCTAAAGGATCTACTTTAGAAGAACCTTTAGTTTCTTTTTGCTTAGGAATAGCGTTAATATCGCCACTTCTAAGTAGGCTAAGAGCCTTTCCTCTGATAGAATTAACAGATTTGCCAAGAGCATCTGCAATTTCTTCAACAAATGATCCGCCGTTTACCATTGAGGTAAAGGTAGCTTCTTCTTCGGGAGAGTAAGTTCTGACTGATTCAGGTTTCTCAGCTGGTTTTACATGAGAAGTTAATTCCATTGAAAGAATTTTCCCTTGTATTGATTTAGCAGAAAATTCGCCGCCTTCAAAAGAAGATGCGATGTCTGCGTATGTGTAAGAACCGCTATTGTCGGTTACAAACTGAGATAGAGTAGCTTCTTGATCCTCAGAAAAAGTTCTGTGTGATACTGAAGAAGCAAGTTCTACATCATGCCCCATTTTTCTTAGCTTAGAAGAAACACTTCGTGTTGAAGTATCTAGTTCCATTGCAGCTGATGCTACAGTAGCTTGTGAGATTGGTGACTCACTTCCTACGAAATCTACTAATTGATTAGTTCTTTCGTCTGTCCATTTTGGTAATGCCATGATTATTGTCCTATTTGGTTTAAGTTGGTTATTATTTTAACACCCCTTTCTTGGGCTGTCCGTGTTTTTGCGGATTCGATCCCGCTTTCATTTACTAATATTGTTACATCCTTAGTTAAACTACTCTTAACAAGATAGCCCAGTTGTTCTAAATATTCTGTTGCTTGGGCTTTTGTCTTGTAGCTCTTTAGTTTTCCCGAAATACAAACTACTCCTGTAGTTTCTGTGGGTTGAGAGACTTTAAGTGTCTGCACCCACCGAAACGGAAGTCGTATATATCCGTCTACAAATTCGTCAAAATACCAGTCCATAAAATGTCCTGTTACTGCTGGACCGAGACCTGCTTCTTTGCATTTCTCCTCGGAAACCTCTGCCATGTTTTTAATAACACTACAGAGTTTCTTGGAAGCGGTTCGACCAAATAACTTAATAGAGAAAGCTGGTAATAAATCTACTAAGTCAGTAGCTTTACTGTTGTGTATTTCTCTATGCAGTTTGACTGCTAGTTTCTCGGATTGTAAAGCCTCAATTAGTATTTCTAATGGAAGCTCGTATAAATCATACAAATCTTGAATTTGTAATTTTTCTACTGTTTTAGGTCCGAGACCTTTGATTTTGAGAGTAGAAGCAAAGTGTTCGATTCTTTTACTAGTCTTACCACTGCATTGAGTGTTATGACAAAACAGTTGATCCTTAACCCAAACTAAGTTGGTCATACATGATGGGCAACTTGTTGGCGGGACGATTTGTTTCATTTGTTTATCTCTCATTTCTATTTATATATTATAACAAAATTCGGGTCTCATGTCAAGATTTATTTTTTGGAAAGTCCTGAAGAATAAGGGAATCAATTTTGAAACACTCTGTGTGACCTCCAAACTTGAACATAGGCTCAAATTTATCGTGCTTATATATTTCATGTAGGTACTGTTCGTGTGCCCACACATTATAAAGAGTACTAGACCAAGTCTTTTGAATACGAATATCATATCCTTTAAAACCTCTACTACGCTTTATAATATGCCGCCAATCTTTCCCACTAGCTATTCCAACCTTTATACATTCTCTCCTGAAAGTTCTCTTATTAACTAATACTATGCCGTACATAACTCCTTCCCTATCTTTTTCTTCGGGATGGTTATCAAAATAAGTGTGATTGTATATTCCGCTCATAAATCAACCCACCAGCGTAATATGTATATTACTACTGCTAGGACGATAAGAATAACAAGGGCTGCTGAATGTGTTTCTACCAACTAAACTCTCCGAACTATACGAGGTATGATCTCTCCACTTCGTATAACTTCTACTCTGCAACCTATTTCTAGGTCTAAGTCAGTTATATAACGCATATTATGTAAAGTTGCTTTACTAACCATTGCGCCATCTATTTCTATGGGTTCTAACATTGCTACTGGAGCTACTACTCCAGATTTTCCTACATTCCAGACAACATCAGTTAGAGTAGTCTCAACTCCTGCTTGTATTTGTTTGAGAGCGTATGCTCCTCTTGGGTGATGTGAGGTGTAACCTCTAGTCTCGAACTCTTTGTGATTGTCTATGCGAAATACAAGTCCGTCATCTGGGTACTGAGTCCAATTACTCATTGTAGCAGTACAAAAGAACGAGTCTTGTAAAAATAACATATCTTCAGACCATAATCTATTCCAACTCTTTTGTAAGCCATAAGCTATGAAACGGAGTTGTCTTTCTTTAAATTCATCTGTTGATTTTAGGTTGAGTGCACCCGCAGCATAGTTGCGAGCATTTTTGATAGTCTTAGGGGCAACGACTTCGCCTGTAACTTGAACAATGTTCTGAACATCCATACCATCAAAGTTTAGATGTGGTGGAACTAAGGTAGACATATGGTCTGTTATATCCAAACCACGCTTACCATCTCCTCTTGTTAACGCACGAAGTAGTTGTCCTTCGACATATAATAATGACACAGCAGCTCCATCTAACTTGGGTGTTACAAGGACTGAGCCCTTGTAATTGTTGAACGGATCTTTTGTGCCAATCTCATTTGAAAAAACTTTTTGCAATGAGTACATTTGATGTAGATGAGGTATTCGATTACTGTTAGATGAAAATCCTACTTCATCATAACCCGAAATCTCTACTAGCTTATCAAAAGCTGTGTCCGACATGGTAGGATTACCATTATAATAGTCGGTTGACGCTTGTTGTAATATTGCTTTTAAATTTTTCATTTGTATATTATACTATTTTTTTGAAGCCGTGTCAAGAATTATTTTCAGGGTAGGTATATTTGATCTAAGACATCTTTGAAGTGAGACTCCAATATGTCCTTAGCCTCAGCTAACGATAATATTTCTACTAGTCCTTCAAATAATCCTCTCGAATTTTCAAAATCCAGCTTCATTGCTACCCCATCTTTGGAAGGCTTGAAATCGCCATCAAAGTCAAGGTAATATTTTCTTAGATGTAAGTACTCAATGTCTCGAAAAGTATTGATTGTCAACTTAATCTGTTCTGTACCTGTGTCATTTTCCGAAATAATTTTTTCATACATCTCGGGTGCTTCATGTAAATTCATCGCTTGTTCCTCAGTATTGAACTAAGGGGTTGAATATTAGTTACATTAGCAGGTATCAACAGACGATAAGAGTCTGTATCCCAACAAAATAATAAAACCGAATCCGCAGTTTCTTTGGCTCGATTCTTCTTACTCTGTATATACTTATTGTCAAAGTCTAATGTGCAAACATTATACTTTAGTTTTCGTGAGTTTGTACTTCTGTATGTTATAACTGCGTCTCCGCAGTTAGTTACTGTTCTGATGAACTCAGATTTTTTCACTATGATACTCCATTACTATTAAGAAAACTCTTTCTCTTTAGTAATGGACAGTATCGTTATTTTTTTAACTTATTTTGTTATTGCGTTGATAACACCTGCGAAGTAAACTGATGCTTTGCCTGTCAATTTGTCAATGATGTCGTCATCAATGTCTTGACCAGCGTCACTCAATGCATCTTTCAATGACTGAGCTGCGTCTGCTTTACTTACTCTAGTACTACCGCCACCTGAGGCTTTGGCTGTACCAGTTGCAGGAGTTTTCTTAACATACACGCCAGCTTTAGTAAGAATCATTCTGACACCATTTGGGCTTTCGCCTAGTTCGTCAGCAATGTCTTTTACAATCTCCATACTTGTTTCTGGAGTTGCCTCTGCTTCTGTGTACATCTCAACGGCTTGAGCTTTGGATTCGTCTGTCCATGCCATGCGCCTTCTCCTTTTTGTACCTCGATATCCTGCACAAGTGCCGAACTTATCGAGTTGTTGTTGATAAAATCTATCTCCCATATATAAATATTATACAGAAAAATAGACGCTAAGTCAAGAACTATTTTTTAGTTCCTTAACTGTCTAGGCTAGTGATGAATTCAAGTTTCTCCTTGGCATTTGCGCCTTTCTCTACTTGTTCATTTATAGCCGCAACTATATCTGAATGTTCACCAATCCCTGAAGGATTGCGTAAATATACAGCAATATTTGCATTGGCTTCAGCTAATTCTCCAGTGTATTTGGCAACTAAAGCTCTTTTTAATACTTCTTTCATTTTTGTCTCCCTAGTACAGCATTAATATACGCTATTACCCATTTTTTACGCTGTCTATCTGAAAAAGCGACTTGCGATATAAGTGGCGTTATTGCAAATAATGCTACTATATACACTACAAAGTGTGTATATTTGTATTTAGTTATAATTGATCCTTTCGGACTATTACTAATCATGCGCATACTAATAGGGTATGTTCTCCATACTAGCATAAGCCATGTAGTTAACCAGAGAGACAGTATTACTGTCCATGGTTCCATGTGTAGTTCTCCCTATATTTCCGCGCCGTACTTTTCTAAGTGTTTTAAACTGCCTAAATCACAGGCTAGTTGGTGGGAATAAAACCCACCTATTTTTTGAAAGCCAAAGTAAGGACTTTCAAAATTTGTTAATTCTATTACATAAATCAAATAACATTTACTTGCATACTTCTCAAAGTCATGACTAGCTATTTGTTCTCTTTCGATTATTGCTGGTAAATCATATCTTGCACACCAAACTTTTTCGCCTGGCTCAAAAGTCTCAGACACACATTCTTCGGGTAAAAATCCTATCTTGTGTCTCATACCCTGTTCTGTTTTTGGGCGTTTTAATGGAACACCTGTTCTATTAATTATGTTCTTAACAAAAGTAGAACTACGATACATACCCTGTGCAATTTCTGATACAGGTTGCTCATTTAAATAGGACTCTATTACTTGCTTTATTTCCATATCAGTTGCTTTTGTTCCTTTCAGTTGAGCTTTTCTTGTAGCTCTGTGAGTCATAGTATCATTAAAATCTTCTAGAATTCTATTTAGTCTAGTAGTATTGTATGATATGTTAAGCATTTCACAGGCTTCTTTCTTAGTTACAGGCGGTATAGCAGACAGAGCATCAGATACTCGCTGTATATTATCATAGTCTAGCTTTTCTTGTTTTTTCTTTCTGATTGCCACTATTCTGCACCTTCCTGCATATGATCTTCAAACTCTTTAGCATCTTGTTTTCTTATACGAATATCGTTGTCTGCCATTTGTCCAAGTAATATTATTGCGTAATGTATAACTTTGTATAAGTCTTTTTCATTTCTACCTTCTTTCTTTCCGAATCTCTGTGCATATTTAAGTATATTTCCAATACAGAAACCTTCTCCATGTCCAGAGTCAAAGGTAACTTCAGTTGTCTGAATTTTTCCTTGTCCATAATGTTCAGCATAGGTACTGTCTATGTAGTGTTTAAGTCTAGTAAGGATTACATCCTCATTGAATTTGTGTTTTACTGCCATTTGTCTTTTATCTTCCTTGACATTTCAAACCATGTGTCTGATGTTACTAAAAAGTTTATTGCATAAAACCAACATACTATAGGGAATGTATACTTAAATGCAAAAAAAGGTATTAAAAATATTGTCATAAATACATCTATCATGAGTTTACCCTCATTACCCAGTTGTCTGCGGCATCTTCTGCCCAGCGTTCGTTGTGTCCATAGTGAGTTATGTCTTTAACCCACATTTTGCCTTCAAAGTGTCTTGTAACGAATACACCATCTTCATCTAACCATACTTGACACTTTCTGCCTTCATGCATATAGTCATGTAAAAGGGTATTTAATATTCTCATCATTATATGTCTCCTTCTTGTCTTACTTCGCTACGAATTGCTTCGAAGCCGTTAGGGTATCTACTCTCGAGTTTCCTAATATTTTCATCCATTACTTCTTGTGGAGTGTACCCTAGTGCTGTGCAACCTTGAATCCAGTACCATAGTACATCGCCAAGCTCTCTTTTGAGGTGAAATCGTTCTGCATCATTATAAGGTTTGCCTTGAAATATAATCTTTTTGATTATTTCGGAGAACTCTCCTGATTCGGCTTGCATACCTATGGATGCTGTAAGCAGTTGAGACCACTCAGTCTCTGATTCTACTCCTAGTTTTACTAGTCTTTCAGCCATTTTAAGCGTACTTAGGCTTTCTGCTGATGTAGTGCTGACTACGAATTTTGCGTAATCATTAAAATTTGTTTCTTTTGGTTGTCTGTCGTACATTTCTATCCTGTTAATGTGTTAAATTTCGTGATGAATACCACTTGGCTAACCAAGTGTCTATACTCTCCTGCGTCATATTGCTAGGAAAATATACTGATATATAGGGTTTATCTTGTAATACGACTCTCATAGTCCGCATAGTCCTCGTTCCACCAATGTGGTTTATCTCTATATTTCCAGCTAGCAAAAGTTGCTTTATCAAGATGGTAGTAATCTCTGTACGATTGTATAGGATTATCATAATCTTTTAGTTCGTCTGGCATTGCCAAACCAAACTCTGTAAAGCCTACTCTCTGCATATTAACTGGCTCAGGTAATTTATTTACTACTTGATCGATAGATTTGTGTTCTTTACCATATCTGTATCTATACTCATCATTCAATGCATTGCCATAGCAATGTGTCCACTCGTGATTGTCTAGTGATGAACGCGCCCATATAGTACATGGGTGATTGTACATCATTGGTAGATATGGTGTGATAGGTCGTTCTTCTGGCGTTAGATGTTTTATCTTTGCTTTTTCTTCGTTAAGTACATCTCTTTCTTCTTTGTTCAACGCTCTGGGAACAAACCCTAAGAATTGGTCAATCCATATACTTGTGCATAGGATTTGTGCAACTTCTAGTGGCATCTTTACAATGTGTTTGTCCACATGGTACTCTGCACATCTATCTAAATTTTTGTCTAAATAAAATAAATTCATAATGTATTATACTAAAATTTGAGGGCTATGTCAAGTACTATTTTTTGCTTCTTCTAAGAAGTTCCTTTTTCGGAAGAATACCGAAAGACTGAACCTATAACTTGGAGCTATGTGTGAAGCAGGTCTAATCGAATGGGGAATATGCCCATCAAATACTACTGCTGAGTTTGGTTCATACAAAGCTGTGCCTACACAATGCGTCATTGAATCGTTGTAAAAGATAGTTTCGCCATAATATTCTTTTTTCCACTCTGGGTTTATATAATATGTTATGACTGTAGAATCCCCATGAGTATGAGGGAACTGGATTGAAGAAGGAGTAGCTAAGTTTATAACTGCTTTATCAAAAGCTAAGTTTTTTACTAAGTCTTTCATGGGAGTATTTTGTATACCTTCCATAAAGTCTAATCCTCTCCAATCTGCTCTGTTTATGTCGGAGTGTAGGCAGGGATATTGCCTATGCTCGAATGTTGATGTGTCTCCCCACCCTATTTTATAGTCCGCATTGACAGCGTGCATATAGATTTGTTCTCGGTGGTTCTCTGTTAAGACATTATTAAATATTTCAATCATTAACTAGTTCGGCAAACTCTGTGTATCCGCCAATACTTTTGTCGTCAACGACTATCTGAGGGAATGTTCTAGCATTAGGAAATTGCCCCATGAGGTCTTCCATACCAAAGTCTACACCTAACTTTTTAACTGTTATATCTAGTCCTTTCATTGTTGCTAGTGATACTGCTTTTTCACAAAAAATACAGTTATCTTTACTATATACTATTACATTCATTCTCTTTTTCCCTTTATTTACTATTAATTTTGTCTTTCGCTGTTCCTGCGTATAGTCCAAACCAAGCTGCGCCTGCTCCGACTACAATAGAAATCAACCCTGATTGTTCTAATGTGGGTACATCTAGTTCCATAAACCAAAATGTACAGTAGTATAGTAAATACATATATACACTTAGGAAGGCTCTAGGGAAAATACGCCAAGAATCTATCATTTGAGAAAACCATATAGCTTTCTGCCATGGATTGTCTGGCTCTCTTTCGTTCTCCATTTCCATTATTGTTTGTTTGAGTTCCCCTATTTCAGAAACCATTGCCATGAATTTATTCAGGTCTATTTCAACCTCGTTTCGGCTCATGTCGCCTTGAAATTGTTCGCTAGGTTGTGCCACGCTCCATTTCCTCCAGTCTTTCACGAAGGGGTATTAACTCCTCTTCGTAGCTTTGCCATAGTGAAGGACTCTTAGTCGCCTTTTGGTTCGTTTCGAGTACTCTTATAGCTATTTTTAGATTATTAAGTTTAGGACTCATTGAGAATATCTTTTATCCATTTATTCTCTATTGAATCTATATCTAAGGGGCATGTATCAGAGGATATTATCCTACTAGGGCTGTTTTTAAACATGACTTTATCATTATAGTCATAAATATCATCTACCCACTCCCCTACATCTTCGTTGTCGAGTTCTACTATTAACTCAATTCTATGTACTTGTTTTGTTATCATGTTGTTGTTTTTGTAAGTCTGCAAATTTAACATAAGCTCTATACTTGGCTTCTGATTCTTCTGCTATCATTTTCTTTAGCTGTTTAATGCTCTGGTTAAGTTGATTAATTTGTTTTTGTTGTTCACAACAAATCTCTCTTAGTTCTTCCTCCAATGTATCATTGGTGAACTGCTTTTTTAAGGTCATAATATATCTTCATATCCTACTGTGTAGTAGACTGTAAGTTCTTCTCCTGTTTTTATAGGTCTTGTAGTATACAGTTCTCTTTGTTGTCCATCATGATAGTGTATATTAGTATGTATAAAACAGTTAGGATTTGAACTATGATTAATAAATCCTCCTAAGGGGGTGCGTATCCAGTTCCACCTATTGGCTTCCCAAATATGTGTTTCTCCTAAATATATGCCCGCCTTTAGAGGTTCGAGGGTGTGTAAGCCTAACCCATTGATTTCGCTAGGCTTTATAGTTAATCCGTCTGTGAGGGGACGATAATGTCCTTCTCTAAATTTGATTCCTTTATTAATTTCTTTTCCTTTAATAATGTAAATGCTTCAGCTATATACTCATCAATGGTAATCTCTCTTTCGGCAGCGTGAGAGCACATTGCATCCCACATATCTTGCCCTATCTGATAGGACTTGCCTTCAAAGTTAATTTCCACTGAATAAGTCAGCCTCTGCTTGTCGTCGTCTAGTAAGTCCTTCTAAGACTTTACCACCTGCTTTGTTCCAACGCATAATCTGTGCTGGTACTCCATCAAATTCTCCTTGATTTAATACTCTAAGAAGTGTACTTGCTTTCAAGTTACCGCCTCCTAAGTTATAAACCCATGATACCATAGCATCATATTGATTTTGATTTAACTCAACAGTAACCATGTTATTGATATAACCTTCGTACTCGTTTAGTTCTTCTACTAGCATTTCTTCTGCTTGTTCTTGGGTAATTGTATCACCCATTTGTACACCTTTGATATGTCCGTACCCTATTGTTGGTACACCAGCTGCACAATGATATGCCTCTAGTTCACATCCTTCAAAGTGTTTTATTAATTCTATTCCTTTTGTTCCTGTTTTCATATTTTGTCCGTGTAAAAACTTTCGCCACAGCCACAGCGTCCACTTTCTAATTTCTCGTTCTGAATTACAAATTCTTCTTGTACTCCATGTACTTCCCACTCTAGTGTGGCATCTTGTAGATAACTATTACTTAGTGCGTCTACGGCTATTATGTTGTGGTATACCACATCAGTTAAATCATGATTCTCGGCATAAGTTAACTCATATGTATATCCTCCACATCCGCCTCCTTTGATTGAAAGGCGAATACCCCAAGCATTGCTGCTTGAGGCAATTCGTTGTTTTAACTTGTCTAAGGCTAAATCTGTTATTCTCATAATATTGGTAACATGGCGATCCACATATATCCTATCATAAATCCTAACATAATTAGTACCTCACAAGTGTGTCCGTCAGGACAGTATTTTGCTTTAATGTCTTGAAACGCTTGCACACTGGCATAACGATTCAAGAATCGTTTTGCTTGTTGCATTTCGTTCTCCTAGCCTATATTAATCGTCTTAGGCTTCTCTGCGTCAGGTGTATTCACCTGTAGATTAATTACTAATAAACCATTTTTAAAACCTGCGTCGGCTACTTCTACCCAATCGCCTAGCGTAAAGATTCGACTAAAGGTTTTACCACTTAATCCTTTATGGATGTAGCGTTCCTCGTCAGAATCTAACTCTTGTTTCTCATTACTTTCGATAGTAAGTTTATTCTTGTGTTGCTTAATTTCAATGTTGTCCTTTTTCCAGCCAGGTAGCGCCATCTCGATGCGATAAGCATCTTCTCCGATAGCCACTAGGTTGTATCTAGGGTAGTTAGTAAGAGGGGAAGTTTCATTCCGTCTTGTTAGCTCATTGTGTAAGCGATCAAATCCGACAAATAATTTGTCGAAATCATTAAAGTTTAATGCTGTTAATCCAGTCATTGGTTTTCTCCTATTTGCGTCCTTTCGGTCCGCGCTGTGAAGTTCTTGCGATACTTCGGTTATTATAATTTTATGTCTAACAAACCCGTCTCTCGGTGGAAAGAGAACTCCTAACCTCGCCCTCGGAAATCTGTGTTTCCTACTCGTGCCAGACATATGTAGGTTTTTGTTACGGCAGTACCCACAACTGCGCTTAATTCTTTGTAAATTTTTTCAAATTTCACTATATTATTATAGCAAAATTACACCACTTTGTCAAGAATTATTTTTCAGTCCTCAAAGTCGATATCACCACGCTCTCTCATGAAATCAAGCGTTCTAGATATTCCTTCTCGTTTTCCAAATATCCATGCCATATGGATAGCAAAGCCTAAGAATACTAAATAATATATGTCTACTACTTGCCAATCCATTCTACATCTCCTCTAGGTATTACTTGGTATGCGCCCTTGTTATATGCAGGTGCTACTGTGAATTTTTTACTTTCTTCCAGTTTATAACTGGTATCTTTCATAGGTTTATAACTCGTAGTTTTACTACTAGGTAATTCATCTAGTTTTACTACTTGCTTTTTAACCGACTGTGCTACAAATGCTTGCGGCTTTACCTTGCGCCAAACATTTGTCTTTCTTCTACGACCGCTGGTCGT